TTAGTAATTACAAACGATCCATTCTTCTTGTTTTCTTCTGGAGGTTCGACTGGCTGAAATAGTTCGTTCAATACGATGGGTGGTCCAGTTGTATCGGGTTGTGTAATCTTGTAAATGATCATTAGGAAACATGGTCAACATGAACTTTCCTTTCAAGCTGGATATAATATCCAACAATTCAATGAACGCCTGTTCATTGAATAGCCCATTATAATGGGCACAATTAGTGTCAATATAAGGCGGATCGATAAAATGGAATGTTTCAGGACGGTCATATCGTTTAATGACGGATATTGCATCCTGGCATTCGATTGTAACATGTTCCAGACGGTTACAAAGCTCTTCTGTGAATGCGTCCTTGGCATTTCTCAACCGTTTAGGCATTCCTCCTTTCAGATCAAAACCGAATGTTCCATTGAGTTTGCTGGCAAACGATGTTTTTGTTAGAAACCAAAAAGCACAGGCACGTTCTGCTGGTTTGAACAAAGCTGGATTATTATATATGTATGTCGCATGGTCATGTTGGTATCGGCTATGTAGCATTTGGTCTATTTCCGTTTTCAGCTCAGGATAATAACATTTTGCCATCCAATAAAAGTTGATGATCTCCGCATTGATATCGTTTATTACTTCACATGGAGCCGGCTCTTTTGCAAACAGGACGGCCGCACCACCGCAAAAGGCTTCCGTATAGACGGAATGCTCCGGGATCAGTGGTAAAATATGTTTCAACATTGTTTGTTTACCTCCGTAGTAAGTTATCGGTGTCTTCATTTCTTTAAATACTTATCGTTATACATTCAAGTCAAATTTTACATTTTCTTTAACTGAAAGAAGTAGTTCAGTCTTTTTCAAATTATTCGTATAAGGTATATACATTCCATCCCAATTTGCTATCATCTTAAACTTTTTCGATATATTTGTATTGCCAATCACATAAAAACGAAAGCGACGCATCGCGGTCAGAAGGTACATAGCCCCCGGTCGCGCGGTGCGTCGCTTTGTTTGTTAGTATGTGATTGGCGTCTTTACTAACGAGCCGGGGGCTTTTTCTTTTCCCCCTACATATTCTGTTTTACAGGCTGTTCATGTTCTCAAAATCCGAACTGATATATGGCGTGTCCAGTATCTTCACGTATGTGGGCATAGTGAACTCTGAAAACATACCGTTTCGATCAATAAATTCAACACGGCTTTTGAGATAGGCTAATTCTTCATCCGTCAATGAGATTTCAACCGTATCGGTGATAGAAGCCGCATCGGTAAATCCGATGTTGATTTGACCACTCCCCATATCCTTGATAACGATACGCTTCTGATCAACCTCCGAGATCGCTATCTTACTGTCTATCGATACTTTCAGTTCCATGTTTTTTCTCGTGTCAAACTGTGGCAACACGGTGTTGAGTATTAATACTCGATCTTTTAATGTTAGTTCCATATTGTATGTTTTTATGATTGTTTGCATTGTAATTAATAATGTCTATTGAATAGATACCATCCCTGGTTAAAATAAGCGAACGTTGCACAGTCACCCTTATTCATGTCAAGTGTCATGCTGTTGCCGTTATTGTCCAACAATGGTGTATCAGAGTTTTCTGGTTCTATTCTGATACCTTCGGAAGAGAACTTCGCCACGATCACATGCACAAAAATCACGGAATTGAAACCGACTTTGCTCCACGAATCTCCGTATTCCGGGTGGACTTCTCCCATTTTCTTTGTGATCGTCGACCGGGAAGGAAGATAGACGCTAAGATACGTACTGGTACTGAAGACGAACGTGTCCCGATAACCGATGTTCAGGACGATTGTATCACTCTTGTCCGACGAGGGTGCATAACGGGCAGTCGAGATCGATCCGTTGACCTTTAAACCTCCAATGCAGTATAACGCATAGTTGCGCCGTCCACCATGAACATCTATCACAGCCCCATAATTTATATCGTTGTGATTAGTTGTATACTCAAGGCGCATCAAAGCACTTGTTCCCCCAAGCGTAGACGGCAAGGTATTTAGACCAAGGCCGGCCCATTTACCGGAAGATGAAAATCCCAAAAACGCATTACTTCCTGATGAATAAAGGAAAAATTTAGAAGACGATTCACCGGAATAGCGGTTATCCGAGAATAGTCCTCCAGACTCCATCCTGAGTCCTCCGATGTAGGCATCCCCATTTTGATAAACTTTAAACGGGGCATTTGCAGGTGTTGCATTTCCAGCCCAGATTCGAACAGAGTTTCCGGCTGTTCCACCTCCGGAGAGTCCGGCAAGTTTTTCTCCATTTGAATTTGCAATATAGATACTTCCTCTACTTTCCACATTTCCGTTGCTTTCTACCCGGAATGTCGGATCAGTGGGTGGTTGTCCTTTCGCCCCGGCTGTTCCTCCCGACCAAATACGGATGGAACCGGAAGCAGCCATTCCACCTGTGCTTCCGAAAGCGATCGCACCGGTAGTTATGAGTCCGCCGTTGATCTCCGTTATCGTATTGTCATACTTTGAGGCAAGCACCCATTTAGAACCGCTATATCTATAGATATTCTCCCCATCCACCCATAAGTCATTTGTCCGCATACCCGATGTTGGAG